GCTTTGATGTCTTCTGCGGTTGCCGTTGGATCAATAACAGTTCGATAAAACTTGAGGGATATACCCATATTGGTCGGGCCGCCTGAATCATGAGGGTTATCAACAAAACCGCCCTCATTCTTTAGGACTGTAAGCATCGCTGTATCAAAATTGCTCATCAAATTTCCCTGCTCAATGACAACTGGAAAATATGTTAACAAATGCGCCAGTTATTGAACAGGGTAAAAATGGGATTTCACTTTATATTTTCACTTTTTTTTTATGTTTTATGCAACTTTGATTGTTGTACATAGTTATTTTTAGATTATTTATTCCACTTTAACAAATAATGAGCAACAGGTTATCCACAGATTCTGTGGGTAAAGTTGTGGGGAACTATGAATAAGTAACATGAAAACAGCGTGGTTATTGGTTTAAATTCGGATGGTCATAAATTGGTAAACTATAGTAGACACCCTACCGATTCAAACGGTACCGCTCTTCGCCTCATGACGAGCGCTATAGCGAGCACATCTCGCGAGATTGCCGTTGTCTCACCAACTGGGAGTGTCGTTATAATGGCGCCCACGTTTTCCCATCCTGTGCGCTATCTTCGTCTGGACTTTCACCATGCCAAGCAGCACCCGCGGGCAGATCAATTACATATCTAATCTAAAACTTTGTCCATCGATTTTATTTTTTCTTCTAGTTTTACCATTCTTTTCTCAAAATCTTGCAAAACGTCGGTGATGAAGTTTTCTAGTTTTTCGATTCTCTCATTAATTTTAACAATCGTTTCTCTTTGCTTATGTAGCGAACGTGGTAAATCATCATATATTTTTTCAATTTGCTCTAATCGATAATGATAACTATTACAAATTTCTTGTGTCATTAATTTTTCTAATAAATCAACCTTTTTCTTATACTCCAGCATCTCATCCCAAAGTGATTTTTTGATGGTGATGGTTTCTTGTTTATTTACATGAGCCGAATAACATGAAATACAACATGTATGTTGACTTTGATAATATTTATGACAAATGCAAATACATTCAGGACTCTGGCAGACGCTCATTTGTTTTCCTTTGTTTTTCTAATTAAAATCACAAGAAAAATCACAGCTAAAATTGAAGCTATTGTAAAACCAAAACATCCACAATCCATTCTATTTCTCCTTAGAACAAGCCCAAAAAAATGCTATCGCAACAGAAGCCACAGAAATAGCCATTACAGAATAACAGATCGTTTCTGGCTAGCTCATTCTTCCTCCGGTGGCTTTGGCAAAGGCATCCAATGTGAAACTCTAATGTCGACATCACTTTCTTCTAATAAGTATTTATTGATATCAGAATAAGGTTCCCTTAATGTGAATCCTTCTTCTTTTAATGAATTATCGAATAATAACCCAATACCTACACGATATTTTTCTTCACTACAATTTCTACAAGAAGCGCAAAAACTTTTATATATAACCAAACACCAGGCATCATCGTCTGGCAATCTATCTTTAACACTAATCCATTCGCTCATTTTAACTCCCATTTCCATTCTGGATCAGATATGAAAAAAGAATTGCCTAATGTCTTAGTGAAGAATTTTGAAAACCAATTTTTTGTATTTTCTGCGCCAAAACTTACATTAACAATCCAACCACCCGGTACTTTTAATCGAGAAACATTATTTCTAACACTTTCCCATTTACTCATTTATTACCCCTCATTCTGATTTATATAGATATCAACTCTGAATTGGTTTATACAGGCATCACTTAATGCTTGCCCAAATCTCCATTAAATAATAAATTTTTCTACCCGAAAGATGTTCGGCATCTTTTATTGATTTAATAAAATTAAGTTGTGATTGATTAAGTTTATCTGATTTACTAATACAATCACTTATCATCTGCTTTTGTTCATCTGTAAGTTTCATTTTATTTCGCCTAGCTCCTCTAATACTTTTTTAGCTTCTAAATGCAAATACCAATGATTAGCACTTGAAAATTTGTCGGTATTGATAATTGAGTTAATAAACTCAAGTAATTTTTGATACTTATCAAAAATTTTAGGTATTCCAAGAGTTAAACATTGATTTGCAATAATAAATTCACCTTTAGAAGTATTTTGTATAATACAGCTATATTGATAGAATTCATTATTTGTAATCATTGTGAGAAAATATTCTTTCATACTTTTAAAGAATTGATGTTTAATTTCTGATTCGGTCATGCTTCACCTATTTCTTTTAACAATTGACAAGCCTCTCGCCCTATCTCAACATCTGGTGTCATTGGCCAATCAGGACAAGTAAATTGATTTACAAATTCAAGTAATTTTTTGTAATTTTTTATTAATTTCTCTCCATCAATAAATTCCATACAAACAACACAAGGAACATCACGTTTTTTATCTTTACATATGGCGCATTTTGGTTTTGATTCGCTCATGTCTTGTTCTCCGTTATTTCTTTATTAGCATAAGTATAGAAAGGAACTGACAAGGAGGTTATTTCTATAATTGGAACGTAAGGCGATATTATAAATACATCATTTTCTTTTTTAACCATTACACTAAATCTATATTGCTCATTGTTAGCCATGTTTTGTTTAGAAAAATAGTTAGCTATTGCCTTATACATTTGTTCGAGTTCTCTCATGTCGGCTCGCTCTCACGGTCACAAATCCAATCATGAAGTTGTCTTTGTAGTAAGTTAAGATTATCGTTTGTTTTGTTATCATTAGCGCAAACTTCATTAATAACGTCATGCAAACATTTAGCTAATTGTATAATCATTTCTTTTTCAGTCATTTAGAATCACTCTCTTTACATTCACAATCAACTAAAATAGGCTCCTCAAAAAGGCAAATTTCAACATAATAATCGCCTTGATCATTGCATACTTTACATTTTGGTTCAGTCATTCTTGCCGCTCCAAAAGTTCGGGATGCTGATAAATATTACCGATTATTTCAGGCTTACTTATAACCCATAAAGGATGGTCATTAGCCCACCATTGTAAATTTTGTTCATTCCACCAAACTTCACCCTGCCAAAGACTTTGGCTATCAATTATATCGCCTTCATATATTTCAACGCCATTGCGATCTCTTAAGCCTGTATATTGCATCAATGTCCCATTAAGTTTCCCGATTCGCCATACTGTATCGTGAATCCAGCCACCTAAAGTAAATTTATAATGCTTCTGTGCATCTTGATCTTGATCATCAATCATTATCTTTTTTTCTGGATCATACGCGCGAAACTTAACTGCCCTGGTCATGCTGCTTTTCCTCTAACATTTCTTCTTTTTTCATTATAAGACCGTCCAATATATCTTCTAAATTATTAAAAGCCGTTTCATGATCAATATAATCTTCAAATAGCAAACGTTTTAATTTTTTATATTCTCGCATGCATTTTTTCAGTCCATCTAAATATGACTTATATTGATCCAATGTCATGCTGGTTTTCCTTATTTTTGCTAGAATTGGTCCAAAGCCCATTCAATACAAAGAAATATTCCAAAAATTAAAAGAATAGGACTTAAAAGAATTATTAGAGGTAACAAAATAACGAATGCTATTATTTTCTTTTGTTTTTTAGTCATGCTCGCTTACGCTCTTTATTGCAAAATTTACATATATATTTGCTATATATTCTTCTAGTCTCATAACCTGTTCGCTCTTTGTAATGACTCCAAAGATCAATTTTTTCAAAGTCATGAAAATTAAAATATCATTTAATTTTCTGAATGAAGGTCATGCTCGCGTGTTCCATATTTCGATTGCTTTATTTTCTGAATGATAGAAACGTGTAGCAATACCACAATTCGTACAAAATATTCTGTACATGCAAGTATACATTATTTTTATATCAGCAATCCCTAAACAGAACGGACAAAATAATAAAGGTTTTAATTCTTCATTCATAAAATATCACTTATAAAGTTTGTATCGCAGCAATCCCATACCCAATATTATGAATATCAATAAAATAGTTATTCCCAAATATGGATAATGAACTAAAAATAAACCAAAATTTAGACCTGCTAAAACTATTAATAATCCATAAAAACATCCAATAAAAAATTGTTTCATTCCTGCGCCTCTTTCATTTTATTCTTAAAATATTTATCAATAATAAAAAATAATTCTTCATCTTTAATAAAAATTTTTTCTTCTTTATCATTCATTATTTTAATGTGACATCCAGATGTGGAATAATGTAAATAATATTCTTCATTTTTATTATTCGGATTTTCAACATTTATAATAAAATTACTTATCGCTCGCCCTCCGGAGCTTTCGGTAATTTAGCCCAATGTGTAGTTAAACAATCGCTAGAGAAATAATTTCCTTTTTTGGAATAATATGCTGCACTAACGCTGAGTATAAAATTGTCTTTATTACATACCATGTAATAACCTGCTATTTCTGGATTTTTATCGCTCCACTTCACCCACTGCATCACAATTCCCCCCTTTATAAAGGCCGTTATTTTTCGGACTTTTTCTCATCTTCAGATAAAAAATCATCAATCTTTTTTTCTATTGCTAATTCAATTTTTGATGGCAATGGAGATGATTTGATTGCATGAGCTCCTAACATAAAATACATAGTTTTTTCAGAGGGAATAATGCAAGCCAAGAATACTAAAAATATAAATTTCCAGAAATGTTTTTTTAGAAAAATTGAATAAGCAATCCATAAGCTGTCTCCGTCTCCTGAAGCTTTAATTATTCCAAAAATGAAAGCGCAAACTCCTAGAGCAAATACTGAGATCATGCTTGCTATACAAACTACATCTTTCATAGTTCCAAAAACATTAATCAAATACAAAACTGTTTCTATATTCATTTCATTTCCTCATTTTAAAAATGCTTCAAAATATAGTTAATAACAACCTTCTGCTTATCCTTCTTAAGTAAATCATTAGGCGTTCGATTGTTTAATTCGAATATCGGCGTATTAAACCACTGCATCGTTAGTTCTATGCTGTTGCCTTTTGACTTAAGAACTTTTTTGTAGGCTTCGTGCATTGCGCTCATGAATTCTTACTCTTGTAATTTAACCCCAACTGCAAAACCGCCCTCTTGAAATCCGCAAGCGTTGGCCAGCGACCTTCATGCTTCGAAAAATTAAAATTTTCATGCCAGTAGTTATATTTTTCTTGCTCGGTCATCTCTTTAAATTCTTCCGTTGTTTGCAAATATTGGATATGCTCATTAACCAATTCAGCCGCTGTTTTTCCGTGCTTTCTAAGCAGTTTTGCAGCTGCTAAGACTTCGTTATAAGTTAAAGTGTTCATATATTCTCCTGTACAAATCTTATGCGTAGAGGCGACGAAAGTATTGTGCATTTTGTAATCATTTTAAGTACTCCTCAATATCCTGCTTATCTTTTGTCCAATCGTTATACCACTCAGCCTTGTAACCGTAGTGACGCATTAATTCGATCCAGAACATTTGTTCAATGGTTGGCTCTTTGTCTTCAGTCTTCATCTCAATCCAAAATCCACCAAAGCCACGAGAAGGGATCGCTAGGAAGAGATCGCTTACTCCTGGTAGCAAACCTAACTTTTTTTGCCGAGCCCCTTCCCAGCGCGTCCGTTTGCCGCCGTTAGGGATTGCAATTAGGGGCAGTCCTTTTAGTCTCGCCCAATCAACAAGAGCGCATTGGGCTTGGTATTCGGTTATGAGAGGATTCATTGCATTTGTCCTTCCAATACATCTCTAAAATCTTCCTCGGAGAATTTTCTAATTTCTTGTAGTAATTCGAGATCATCTGCTTCGGGAAAAATTTTGCGCGCATATTTTTTTGTCCGAGTAAACATGACCGGAATGTCTCTAAACCAATGCTTGTCAGGATAAAGATGTTTTATTTTCTTGGTAATTTCTGCGCCCAAGTTTATCTCAGCAGTTACGCTTCGATTTGATGGTCTATCGTTATTAACTTTCTTCATCACCTCTTCAGACCATTGGAGGCGTTCAGATCCTCTGAATGACATGCAGAGCTGAAAAAATTCTGCAATCTCTGGAATCCAGGTAAACCTCCTTGGACATTCATCCAATGCTTTATTGATGATCGACTCGTCAAAATCTTTTAATACCTTACTCCACAGGCTTATAGCTACCTTCTGCGCCTCTTCACTCGGATACAAGTTTTGGAATTTGCTCGGATAAATCGATTTCAATCCCAATAGGATTTTCGCTGCTCTTGTATCCGGCAGCAGCTGTGAGGAAGTCCCAGGTTTCTTCACTTCGAGATTTCTTGCGCTGAAATCCATTGTTGCCATTATTTGTTTGACGGGCTGCATTGGTTTCACTGTCTGGCTCCTTAACTTCGTCTTGCCATCTTTCACCATTGAGAAAAGTAGATGGATGGGGTATGTACTTTTCGTCTTGCCACTGCTCGTCGTGCTTCGTACGGTGAATAACATGGGCAATAATAAAATCTGCTTTTGCATCTAATTTTTTCCTCTGCCAAATCTTGCAAGCTCGTTGCTTGTCTTTTTTTCTGGGATAAGCATTCCAAAAATCTTCGAATCGTTTGTTTATTTTTTTTTCTAAATTTGCGCATGTTTCATTTGCGCATTGCGCATTGTCTTGCGCATTTTCACTTGCGCAAAGTTGCGCATTTTGCGCATCGATTTGCGCATTTTTGTCGTGCGCAAATGCGCTTTGCGCAATATCTTTATTCTTGTCTTTAGTTGTTTTATTGGTTGTTAATTCCTTTATATTTTTGCACTGTAGTTCACCACCTGGTGATCTGGGGTTCACTAGGGTAGTGAACTGTAGATCACTAGGGGGTAGTGTACTGTGGTTCACTACCCCCCTGTCCTGGGTAGTGATCTCCGGTTCACTAGGTGGTGATCTGGGGTTCACTACCGTAGTGTTCTCCGGTTCACTACCCCCAGCAAAAAGAAGCTCATAGGAATTATTAGAAAATTCACCATTGTGTTTTATTTTTTTATTTATTTTTATGAGCCCTAACGATTGAAGATGGGTAAGTCTATCTATGATGTATCGCTTAGAAATCGATAATTGCTTAGAAACTGTATTAAGAGAAGGACATATGATCCCATTTTCTCCATGATAAGAAGCAAGATTTGTTAAAATCCTCTCATCATTAGGCAAAAGGTCATACATTTTGGACTTCTCGCTATAAAGCCAATTCAATACCCTAAATACAATATGGACTGACTTGTCAGTCATAAACTTCCTTATTATTTCGCTATGAATTAATCGTAGAGGTCACCTTTTTTGATTTATAATTACTCATATTAAAATCTTTTAATCTTTCCTTAAGCTTCAAAGGCATATACTGAGATCATAAATAATACAAAAATTAGTCAGAACGAGGGTATATGTCTTCCAGCTTAACTTTCAGCTTATGCTGTTTTGCTATGTCAATTATTCGATAGCAAATCTCTAGTTGAGGTCGTCTTACGCCGTACTCGTAATTGGATATAGCTCCATAAGTGATGCCTAATAGATGAGCAAAATCCTTACGGCTTAGCCCAAGATCTGATCTGATTTTTTTAATAGATGTCGTCATAGACGTGATTATTAAACATTGCGTTTAATGTGTCAATATTAAAATTAGGCGATTAGTTTAATGATTTTTAAACAGATTGTTGATACGTTGGGGCCATGAAAACTGGAATAGGCGAAAGATTAAAATCAGCGCGTGCTGCAAAAAAACTATCTCAAAAAGAGCTAGCTTTATTGTGCGGCTGGAAAGAAGGCACCAATGTCTCTTCTCGTATATCGCAATATGAGCGGGAAGAAAGAGAGCCTACGCTTAGTGATATTATGATAATTTCTAAAGCATTAGAAATATCCCCTGTCTGGCTTACATTCGGAGCCTTCGAAGTCTATTCTTCATCGAATTATTTAACCAACCCTTTATATAAAATTAATCCGAGCTTGTTAAAAAAACCTGAACTAGAAAAATAAAAAATTTTTGATTTGCAATTTATGGCATGATTAACTATAAATGCGTTTCGATTAACAAGGAGTCGAAAATGGCTGTAAACAGCAAAGAAGACAATTCAAAATTAATTTTAGAAATAGATAATGGCGAATTAAAAAAGCTAAAAGAAGTTATGGAAAAATGGCAATTTAAGGATTATGCGAGCCTTATGCAGTTTGCTATATCTATTATGGTCTTAAATGAAAACAGATATGTTTCAATAAAAAAAGATGGTGAAACTCAAAATGTTGCACCAGCCAATGACTTGTTAAGAAAGTAATATGACAGACCCAAACGATGATTTTAATCCTCATAAAAAGTTACAACATGTGGTCGAACATATTGACCAACCTGAAAAATTTGCAAAACTTTTTTGTAATGCTGCTGAATCTCAAAGATCTATCGATAAAGTTTTGGCCAAGAAAATCAGAAATATGATTAAAACAGACTCGAACACTATTGAAAGTATTAAAAAACTTCAAAGAGAAGTTGACAAAGAAGATTGGAAAAATTTTATTAAGAAAATTGGACTTACTGGCTGGTCTTTATTTATGGCTTCTTTTGGAGCAATAGCAGCATTGATTCTAAGAAAATTATTTCCATAAAATAACCCGCCGAAGCGGGTTTTTTATTTTATCTTGGAATAATATCCACATACTTATTATTCAGATCAACATTAATTTTGAACCTACTCGTAGTTCCTTCGTCAACTTCTACTATTTCCATGATGGGCTTCTTTACATTCACATAAAAACCTGAGAAACAAGTTTCAGCACTGCCACCATTACAAGTGCAAACTAATATTTTCGCAATTGATCCTGTTCTTTCTTTAATTGCCGAGTGTTTTAATTTTGTGACACTATAGGCTGGAATCCTTACAAATTCATAACCTGCTTGAGAGTCATTTCTTATTGTCATTGGGGTATCGTTATTAGAATTATCAAAGGTTAAAAAATCATCATTTTCCTTTGCAGCAAATGCTGATAAAGAAATCATAAGGCATAAAATTAAAAATATTTTTTTCATTGTTTCTTCTCCTGAGTGTTAATTGCATGTGTTGTTGACCAAATAAGTGCAATAAACCAACCTAATAATGTCCAGCCCGCTAAAAGGTTAATAATCATGATCGGGGCTGCGTTATGGTGTTTTCTGCTATTTGCGAGGATTGTTGGCAAAAAATAAACTAATCCAACTACAATCAAAGCTACTAGACCCATAATCAAAGATGATAGACCTCCTAAAAATTCAAGCATCGTACTTTTCTCTCCTCTAATTTTAGCGCCCTAGAGGATAACATTTTGCCAATAAAAAAATATTAAACGTTTCGATTAATTTATTGTTGACTTCATTAAACGTTATGTTTAATATCCGTTCCATACTTAATACCTACCCCGTATTAAAACTAAAAAAATAGGAGCAAAAAAATGATCAAAAATACAACTCAAGACTGGAACATCGGATCTACTGTAAAAGTCGGCTTCTTGAAACTGAAAGTTTTAGATGTTCGCGCTGAAAAAGATTTTCTCCCTGATATTTACACCCTCGAATCTTTAGATGGTTCCAAAAAATACGAATTCATCCCTCATCACGGATTAACAAAGTTAAATTAATTAAGGAGACACGGAATGTCAGATCTAGAAACCGAAACAAAAATTAAAAGCGTAGCAGAAGGGTTCGAACTAATGGGTTTTAAGCTAATGGCAGACATTGTGAGGGCATCGAAAGGTTTAGACCTGGAAGGATACGCAGAAATGTGTCGTCAAGCAGCTGAACGAAAAGGTGAGATTTTCATAGCTGAAAAAATGAGGATGATCTAATGATTAACGCCCTATCATTTTGCACCAAAGATCAAGAAGCACGACGAAAATTCACAAATCGAATTTATGAGTTGGTTTGCGACAACATAACGTCTTTTGATGAGCTTTATTATTCAGACAAAAAAGAAGTTGTAGGTCTATATCTCGCAGCCCTGGATGATAAAGAAGAATGGATTTATGAAAGCCAATATTTGATTGATACCTCTAAAGAAATTTACAGAATGCTTACAGCAGTCAAAGATCAAGAGCAAGCTAAAGAGCGAGTTATTGAGGCTTTAGAACATCAAGTAATCACCTATTTTACACCGCTTCTTAACTCTTATTTTAAAGATGTAACTCAAGAGTATAAACAAGATTTAAAAAATCATTTTGATGAAGATGATTCACCAAGCTGGGAGTGCGCCTAATGTTTATTAGAAAAGACTACGCTAAGTTTTTCGAAGAGAAAGAAGAATGGAGAAAACATCTCTCCCAATTAAGTACAAAAATAACAAGAGGGATGTTTTGTTTAACAATAATAATTTGTTGCGTAATGTTGGTGATCAAATGAAAGAAATTAAACACGGAATTTATAAAAATATCGATATCGAAGAATATCACAAATCCCAAGGCATCAGCAGCTCTGGGATCAACCTGATTCTTAAATCACCTGCTAAGTTTTATTATCAATACTTATCAGGTCTGGCTAAGAAAGAGGATACAAAAGCAACTCTTTACGGTTCAGCAATTCACTTGCTTGCTTTAGAGCCTGAGTTATTTAATAAAAAATATATTGTCTTACCAGAAGGATTAGATCGGCGCACAAAAGAAGGTAAAGCGCTCTATGAAAGCGCATTGCTTCATGCTGAGCTTAATAATCAAAAACTATTAAAGTGTGAAGATTTTAAAGAGATATCAAGCATCTCTTATGCTATTCGAAAGAATAAGGTTTTCATTAAATTAATCGAAAGCGGCGGATGTATTGAAGATTCTTTATACTGGCAAGATCCTAACGGATCTCTATTAAGAGCAAGACCCGATTTTTATAATGACTTCATTGTTGTTGATATCAAAACAACTGAAAGCGCAGCAGAGGAAGATTTTCAGAGAAGTATCTTTAATTATAACTATCACATTCAAGCTGCAATGCAGCTTGACGGTTTAGAAGCTCTAGACGGAAAAAAGCGAACCTTTTGTCATTTGGTCGTTGAAAAAGAGCAGCCGCATTTAACCGCGTGTTATATGTTAGATCAAACCGCAATTGACATAGGCCGCGCCAAATACAAAGAAGGCTCATTCCTCTATAAACAATGTTTAGAGTTAGATGACTGGCCAGGTTATCCAGAAACAATACAAACAATTTCACTTCCTGATTGGTACTTAAGAAAAGTTGCTTAGGAGATTACAAAATGTCTTTAATGGTTAAAGAAGAATTTCAAGTTAAAACAATCGATGCTGATCTATATAGCGCATTAAAAAACTCTGTTTATCCTGGCGCGAAAGATGAAAGCGTTGCTATGGTATTGTCTTATTGTAAAGCTCGTGGATTAGATCCACTGCAAAAACCAGTGCATATTGTGCCTATGTATGTCGAAGATAAACAAACAAAGACAAAAGAATGGCGAGATATTGTAATGCCTGGCATTGGGTTATATCGAATCCAAGCGCAGCGAAGCGGTCAGTATGCAGGTCAAACAGATCCTGAATATGGTGAAGATGTAACCGAGTCTATCCATGGTGTTACAGTTACCTATCCAAAATGGTGCAAAATCACTGTTAAAAAGCAAATGCCGAATGGCGATATTGTTGAGTTTAGTTCAAAAGAATTTTGGCGTGAAAATTTTTCAACAAATAAAGAAGGTTCACCTAATGCAATGTGGAAGAAACGACCCTATGCGCAATTAGCAAAATGCGCAGAAGCTCAAGCATTAAGAAAAGCATTTCCGGATATTTTAGATCAATTCCCAACCGCCGAAGAAATGGAAGGAAAAACATTTGATGGTGAATATTCCGAAACTAAGCCTCTAAAAGCCGAAGTAAATGAACTTAATGAAAAGCTCGGACTTAATCCACAATACGATATGACCGAACTATGCAAATCAATCAACGAAGCACCTGACCTATTAATTTTAGAAATGCAATACAAGCTTGCTTACAAGACAGCAAGAAACAACGCTGACCATATAAACGTATTGACCGAGCTTAAAGATAAGCGCAAAGCAGAATTAACGCCTCAACCGCCGAAAGATGAAAAGGCAATTGAGCTTGATCAATCGTGGGAAGAATTTAAGAAAGACGAAACGATTTAAAATTACGGCAGCTCCTCCGTTGTAGGCGAGACGGAAGCGCATGAAGGTAGGAATAGACAAGCCATGAAGTGTGCGCTAAAGCCGGTCGGTAAGTCCGACAGCTGCCACCAAGTTTAAGGAAATAAAATGGAACAAACCCACATAGAAAAAGAAATAGCTAAATTTTCGGTAACAGATGCCGCTATTGCAGGTTTAAATAATCAATATTCCCATTTGACGATTAATGGTATTGAGGATAAGCAAGGATATTTAGCGGTTCGAGAAGCTAGGCTTGTCGTTAAAAATAAGCGCGTCGAAGTCGAAAAGAAGCGCAAAGAGTTAACGGCTGATGCATTGGCGGTGCAGAGGGCAATAAATGAAGAAGCAAAGCGTATCACTGGCTTGCTTGAACCCCTCGAAGATTATTTAAAAACTCAAGAAGACAATTATAACAAAGAAAAAGAACGCTTAAAGAAAGAACAGGAACATGTTGAGCAAGCGCTAATAGCATCAAGAGCCAAGATGCTTTTAGAAATCGGATTTATTTTTGATGGATTAAAATTCTCAGCTAATTATCATTACAAAGGAACTGAAAATAGCCCTGATTATATGAGCTATACTGAGGAACTATATCCACATAACCTTAAGGATTATTCTGAAGATAGATTCAATGAAGTTTATGCTCATTGTTATTTGCGCCATCAAGAAAAACAAAACTATTTAGCTGAAGAAAAGCGTAAACAAGAAGAGCTAGAAGCCAAAATTGAAGCAGAACGTAAGGCAGAAGCTGAGCGTCTAGAAGCTGAACGTCAAAAACAATTAGCAAAAGAAGCTGAAGAACGACGCGTCGAACAGGAAAAACTAGCCATTCAGCGTGCAGAACAAGAAACTGAGCGCAAGCGTTTAGAAGCTATTGCTCGTGAACAAGCAGAGAAAGAAGCAGCATTAAAAGCAGAACAGGAGCGTTTATCTAAGATCAAAGAAGAAGCCGAGCGCCCTACCCTTGTCATCAGTCAAGAGCAGGTAACAGTCGAAGAACAAGAGCCAGATTTTGATGAAGTTTCAGAAAACATTGTCGTTCACAGAATTATTTCTATTGATAGAGATTATATTCTTAACTACATCAATAATTATTTTTCAATCACTGAAGATCAAATCCAGGAATCATTAAAAACAATTGATCATAGACTAGATGACGTTATCGGACAACTAATAAAGGAATCAATAAACGAACACAGAGATTATTAACAACAGCGGAGTCAATCAATGACAAATGCAGTACAAAAGTTTGACCCATCATTATTGATGGAAGGTGTTAAAGACAGAGTTAAGACAACATTTGTTAGCTTGATACCTGACGAACAATGGGAAGAAATGATTAAAAATGAATATGATAATTTTTTTAAGGTAAAAGAAACAGGTTACAGTAATCGAGAATATAAATCTGACTTTCAAATTTTAGTTAGAAATGTAATGAGTGATGTGGCAACTAAAAAAGTACAAGAATTTCTGGCTAAATATGAGCATGAAACTTGGGGTAATTCACTTCCTCAAGCAAGCGAGACATTAAAAGAATTACTTATTAAACATGCGCCAGAAATTTTCACATCAATGTTTAAGAACATGTTTCAAAATTCAATTTATCAGATGCAAAGACAATAGATATTTTAACTAGGAGAAATAAAATGGCACGACCAAAGAAAGCAAAAAAGCAATACCAACCAAGTCAAGAAGCTACAAATCTTATCGATAAAATTATGACTGTAGTAATGAAAGAGGTTGCGAAGTTTGATAAGAAATCACAAAAAGGAAAAAAATAATGTTAGATATATTAAAACTATACTCGGATGTCACTATCAGAAATCGAATAATTCAATATTTAGTCAGGACATATTGCAAAAATAAAGTTGATATTCCATATGAGTTAGTCTCAGAACCTGCGGAAGGAGGCACTTGCTTCAGAAAAATTGATGATAAATTGGTGATTTTTGGTTTTGATACAGATAAAGAGCAAGACAAGTTCGTAAAAGAGTGGGACGGACAACACCAAGACGAAGAAGAGCATTCTTGTGAGCACTGCTCAGAGAAGGAAGATGACGAAGAACAAGAAGATGATACGCTTCGTGAATTGATCGATAAGCTCAAGAAATCCGGAAAAAAAGTTACTATTATTTATACAAAATAATTAAGGAAATGAAATCATGAATTTCAGCGAAGCATTAGAACTTATAAAACAAGGTAAAAAACTTGCTCGATCTGGTTGGAATGGTAAAGATATGTTTGTTTATCTTGTTCATGGATCAGAATTTGAGGTTAATCGCGCACCATTAAATGCCTTTTATGAAATGGGAACAAAAGTTAAATATCATGCTCACATCGATATGAAAACAGCCCAGGGTTATTGTGTGCCATGGTTAGCTTCACAAACAGATGTTCTTGCCGAAGATTGGGAAGTTGCAGAATAAAAGTTTATGGCATTAGAGCAAAGTCACCGGCTTAGCACTCAAAGGGGAATAGTGACGGGCTAATGCCTCCAGAACCCAACCGCCTCAACTGGGATCGACGGTTAATTAATAAGTAATGAACTAAGACTAACCGGTACCGTGATTGTCTTATAAGTGAAAGTTAGACCGCTTTAAATATCGATTATTGGAGGCTAGGAGTTTCACTGCTTCTCGACGCATCAAAAGCAGCTAATAGAATCCCACATCCATGTCACCGCGCCCGTCGGTGGGGATAAAACGGGCTTTCATAAGGATATCTTATGTTTCTAAGTCAAGAAGATATACAAGAGCTGACAGGTTATAAAAAGACAGCTCTACAAATAAAATGGCTGCGATCCAATGGATTTAAATTTATGATTGGCGCCGACGGTAGACCGAGATTATTATTGAGCCAGCTTGAGGCGCTATTAGGTGCGCAGGTTAAGTCAATAACCAAACGACGAGTAGAACCAAATTTTACAAAACTAGAGCAAGCTATACATAATGCCTAAGATTAGAAAAAACGATAAACATTTGCCGCCTCGGGTTTATATAAAACATAATGCTTATTATTATGTAAATCTTAATAATAAATGGATACGACTTGCATCAGTTAGCGACTATGCAAAAGCAATGGCCAAATGGGCAGAAATAACCAGCCCAATTCGAAAAACAACTACAATGCACAATTTATTTCATCGGTATATGTTAGAGGTTGCTCCCCTTAAGTCACCTGGTAGCTATAAAAAAAATGTTTATCAGATGAAAGAAATCCGCGAGGTTTTCGGGGATATGTTACCGGAGGATATCACTCCGGTAGATGTATACCGTTATTTAGATATGAGAGGAAAACTTGCGCCAGTATCAGCAAATAGAGAGAAAAGCCTATTAAGCCACGTATTCAGCATGGCGATTCGTTGGGGAATTGTACGTGACAATCCGTGCCGCAATGTCAAACGCCTTACAGAGCGCCCGAGAGACCGCTATATTGAAGATTGGGAATACTTTGAGGTTAGAAAAGTCGCGGATCTTACTTATCAGTTATTAATGGATTTCGCTTACATTACAGGACAAAGACGAGGCGATATTATTAAAATAAAGCTTTCTGATATCTCTGATGACGGCATTAAGATCTATCAAAATAAAACTAAAATTAAAATCAATATCAAATGGTCAATTGAACTTAGAAAATGTATTGATGAGATCATGAAGCTTCCAAGATCTAAGATTGTTAGTTTTACTTTATTTTGCAATAGAAAAGGTAAACCAATTACAAGTGCAGCATTTGATTCAGCGTGGCAAAAAATAATGAAGGCGGCACTCGCGAATGGTAAATTAAAAGAGTCATTTACTTTTCATGATATACGAGCAAAAACAGCAAGTGACGCTAAAAATAAAATTGATGTTAGTGCTTTGCTAGGTCATACAGATATCAGAATGACAGAACGTGTTTACAATCGAAAATATAGAAATGTGAGCACGATTAAACGATAAAAATATTTATTTTATTAGACATAACATAAGGTAATTAGACATGGTCTAAAATTTAGACCGATTAACTTATTGATTTTTTATGGTTTTTAGATAGAATTCCATGCGAAAGGAGAGACTCGAACGCACGCATGTTTTCTCTGATTTATAAATAAAAATCAAAAGGTTAACCTATTATGATGTCTAATAAAAATGACTTACTTTTAATCATAATGATCCTATAACTTATTGATATTTCGATGCATATTAGACAAGGTTTTTGATTATGGATGGAATGCAAATAGATATGTTAAGAATCACAATCAGATCTATAAGAGAAAAAATAAAATACAATTTTATTATTACTTCAATTTCATTTTTGTTACTTATCGCCGCGATCATTTTGATCGAGATACACCCAAAAAGCGTATGGTATTATTTTTGCGTTGGGTTTCTTTTAAGCGAAATGTTCTGGCTTGTTGCCGAGCGTGTAAAGTTTAAAATTCTACTTGAGCAAACAATTAAAAAATTACAATCGATTTACAAACCAACGTGTTATTGAGTCATAGATTTTCTCTTGCTCTAGCTCGTCTTCAATGCCAGCGTCTATACTTGGATTGTCATTAACTTCGATAACATAGGCGGCATTGTCTTTTTCTTTAATATCCACGCCATACAAGCCATTGCCTGCGCATATTGAGGCTTGATAGGCTGCTCTCAAGATATGCGCTGGCACTTGATCCATCGGAACACATTCGTGCTCCCCTTCTACAAACTCATTGTCGTTTTTATACTTAACAATCCTGAAGTCACCTTTTGGGATATAATATTTAACTGCAAATAATGGTTTGTTATGTAAGCTACAAATACGCCAGTCGAACTCGGTTTTTATAAATTCCTGAACTACAAGCTCGTATATCTCTGGCTTCTTGAATAGGTCATAGCACATTTTTTCGTATTCAACTCTATCGCGAGCCTTATAGACTCCACGCGAAAAACATCCATCCGGTCTTTTTATCACAACCGGATATTTAATAATTCGACCGATAAATTCATAATTGTTTCTGCTTATACAGAAAGTCAATGGCGTAAGTATGTTATTGATCTCAAAAGCATGAGCTTGTTTAATTTTGTCGGTACAAAAACCGATTGAATAAATGTCATCGATACAGGGTATATCAAGCATATGAGCCATTGCAGCGAAATGATAAGTCTCATTGAGTTTAGATGTTGTATTTCTAATGAATAATGCTTCAAATCTATGAAGTTCATTAAGATCAACTTCTTGGATTACTTCGCAATCAAGACCGTTCCTTTTTGCTGAATCTATAAAATTTTCAATAGCGGCGGGGTTAGAAGGTAAAAACCTCCTGCCCTCATCGTACAAAATAGCTAAACTTGCTTGCATCTTAAATCCTTGGAGAATATATAAGCCCCCTCTCCATCTTGGTAATAATTCATTTTAAGACCTACTTGCTTGTAGCCATGACCCTTATAGAATCGAATTGCTCTCATATTGCTCGGTCTAACTTCGAGTTGCATTTGATGCTTGTATAGCACAGCGATTTGTTCAGACTTCTTTAAAAGCTCAGAGCCAATCTGATAGCCTCTATCTGACGGTCTAACTGCGATTGAGTATAATCGAGCATGACAGCGTTTAGTATGAAATAGAGTAATAGCATAGCCACATAGATTTTTATGTCGTTCATAAACAATAACTTTGCTCTTTGCTTTATTAATCAGATAACGCAAGCAATCTTTGCTAAATCTTTCGGATAAAAAAGACATCCTTTCTATCATGAAAATTTGATCTAGATCATTTATTTTTGCTTCTCGAATCACAAAATTTCTTCCTTAAATTTTAATTTCATATTATCATTATTGTGCTTCTAATACATCAATGTACTTGGTAAAAAAGTATGAAAATCACGGGTTTTTTTAAGAGTTGCTCCCTCGTTGCGATTCTATTTTTGCCCGTGATTTTTGTATCAGCGTGCAGCTATTATCATTGTTACACTCCAAAATCGTCTACGTCTCGGCTTTATCTTTGCGATGAGGTCGAGGGTGGATTTGTTTGTGGTGAGGTTTATTGATGCGCAAGACTTATAAGGTGGTTAATGGGTATATAAGCAGAAAGGGTTACCCTGAGCATGATCCTAACTATCATGAGGCACATACAATCGCTAACCAAAAAGAGAAAGCAAAATATCCCAAAGGTTATTTAAGACTTAAAAAGTTAGATCAAAAAGTCCCTGCTGGTAAGATGATTGGTCACAATACTAAGTCAGGAAAAATAAGCGTGAGCAATAAGGTTCCGAAAAGCCTAAGAGAAGAAGTAGCTTTTCATGAGCGGGTTGAGTCAAAGGCGCTTCGACGTCTCCGCAATAAACGTTAACCTAAATACTTAACCGCTTTCAAAAGCTCTGCCAGTATCGCTTGAGTATAAGTGTAGCTATCTGTAATCCTCTTATGATCTATATCAGCCCACATAAGTAAAAACACAATTGCGAGAGGATAAATCAGTAAAAATATGTTAATGAGTTTATATTTAAGCATCTTATGCTGTAAGTCATGCTCCTGCTTTTCTATCTTGAGGCAAATAATATCGATGGAGTGTTGCAGCTTCTCCATCGAATAGCATAATCGTCTTAGTATATTATCTACGGTTTCGTGTTGTTCTGGGTTCATGGATGGTTTCCTAGATATTCAAATTGAAATGAAGATGTTTGTTGATTTGTATACCCAGGCGCATTTGATGGCACTGTAAGAGCATTTGTGGGATCGCCATTAACTCCCCATATTTCAAAATAATCATTTGCAGCAGCTTTTACTACTTGAGATCCCGCAACCGTGTCACCCAAGCTTGTTTGTGTCATTTCATTAATTGTTTTAAATAGTGAGCCATTTTTATATATTTGAATATAATATGAATGATCTCTAGAAGCATTTGATGTTGTATTAGCTGCTAGCATAGATGAGATTCTATAATAACCAGCATAAAGGGCTGTCATTCTATTGGTGCCAGATGTAAAAAATCCATTAGTATCGAATTCAGAAGTATCAAATGCAATTTTGGTTGGAACTGTTGCGACAGGCAAAGAAACAGTGCCTGAAGAATAAGCGCTAGCTCCTACAAATTCACTTCCAAGCTCAGTGGGATTTAATAAGGTAAATTTAGTGCCGTCATATATGAATTCATAAAGTTGTCCGCTAATTATCTCATTTCCTACTAATTGCTGAACACCAGATAATGAATTAACTTGTATTCCAACATTGCCAAGTCCGCTTACATTTAAGACCGAAGTAGCAGTATTAGTATTAGCGGCCTTCATAAAGATTCTAGTACCTGCCTGTAATGCTGTATATGCGGGCGTTGGTGATACTACATAATTATTAGCTGTTCCAGTATCGAGAGCATAAATAGGTTTTGATTGTTGCAATGAATTATACGATACCTTCTGCGTCAAAGACTCCGTTATAAACGGCGCTCCAGAATAAACACTGATATTGCTATTTAGAATCTGAGTTGCGCCAGATGCTACAGCAATAACATATAAACCCACATAACCAGCGTCAGGGGTTGGAATGGCTGGAGAGACAGCAGATTTTAAAGAATAAAAGATAGTATCCCATCGCGTTTGTGGCTCAGTATTGTAAATTGGAGCCGCCGGATTAGCAGGATTAAAATAAGGACGACTTAAGCTATCCGTATCAGTCGTTAAGAATGTAGCTTGAAGTAAATAGTTTGTAGTTCCTGAGCCTGGGGGCGTGAAAGTTAAAGGGCCGCCACACAATGTAGGCAATGAGCTGGTAGTATTGTACTGAGTAGTTTGAATATACGGTTTATAGAGATTATCTGTGCTTGCAGTATCAGCGCTAATAACACCATAAGCTGTAGCGTCAAATTCCTGATAATTGAACATTACACCTTGCCCAATAAGAACACTTAAGTTTGGCGACGAGTTTTGTGTACATGCTAATCCAGCAACAAGCGTCGCATTGCTATTGCCTGATGCCAAAATTGCCGAGGCGAGGTAAGACGCATTGACCATGTTATACATGTTAGAATATAAAAAATCTGTTTCGAATGGCGTTTGATTTGTATATTCAATTACGCGACCATTTTGTTTTCTTGTATTTGCCATAAAATGAATTCCTATATTGGATTGTAAATAACTGTTAAATGCTGCAATGTCGCCAATACTTTTGTGTTCTGCACTAATTGGGCAACATCATCAGCGGTTATATTTGCTGTTTCTAATGATTCACCTCCGCACCAGCCGTATGTATTCAAATAAAAATACGGATTAACTGCATTCCATGATGTCACATTGAATGTTGCACCTGTGCCGCTGCCGGATGTAGAGGCTTGCGTTAGAGGATTACTTGGCAATGGTTCGTTCCAATATCCTTGAGTCGCTGTGCTAAAACCTGTAACAGTACCTCCGCTAACGGATGTTACTGTTAATACCATAGACACATAAATATTCCCGCCAGCAAGTGTAATTGTGTCATTAACAACATAACCAGAACCGCCAGAGGCAATCGTTAAAGCGCTTGGAAATGAGATCAAATTGAGTCCTGGATAGTTCCCCATTGCCTGGAATGGGCTTAGATAAGCATAAATCCAGAATTGATAAGGATAGCTTCCAGACCCAACCGATCCGTATATGTTGCAACCCAACGTTGTTGGTTGATTAAGGTAACCATGATCTGGCCCCCACATACCCTCAATAATTGTTGGTGTAAATCCAGTTAATAATTCCACCGAGTCAGACATTGCCTGTCTTGTTGCTCTAGGGCGAACGACATTTGACAGTATCCTTTGCCTAAATGAATCATCGTTTTCATTGGGATATCTAGGCAGAGTATTACCTAGGTAATCTTGAGAGATAATATCTAAATTAGATCCTGTTGCGGTTTGTATGCGCATTTGTAATTGAGCATACTGATATTGCATGTAATGAAATAACATTGTCGTTATTAGATTAGGATTGGCATTGTATCCAACATACATTTGCAAAGCAGCAGCAAGATCAACTGTAGGAGTTTCAAACCATGGCGGTAATTGCGCTATGAGTCGGTTGTAAATATCAGTTTGGTCACCTATTGCCATAAATCATCCATTAATTAACATAAGTCATTACAATTGTATTTGTTGCAATAGTTGGTACTTGTAAATTTGATGATGTGAAATCCGCTGAACCGCTTCCATTTAATGTAACGCTCGTAACATCTAAAACTAAAGGCGATGCGTCATAAAGAATTTGTATAACACGGGTAAAATAAAATGTATTAGCCGGAGATCCAAGACCAAGAGTTCCCAAAAAATTCACGACATTAGATTGCACTGCTGCTGTAATTGCATTTTTTTGGGCTGTTGTAGTTCCCGCGGGCACTTTTAATGTAGCAGTAATGCCGGAGCATAAATTGGCTGTTGCAATATCAACACTTGGAATTATTGCGAGACCACGTACTGCATTTACGGAATTTTGAACGTTAGTCTTTACGCTGCTTGGAGTAGTTCCTAATCCATTATCTATCACAACATAAAAATAGCCCAGCTGTTGTGCACCAGATTCATTATAATTTTCAACAATCAAATATCTCGTAACTCCTTGGACAGAGGAAACCGCCGAAGCTATCGCTGAGTAAGTAGCTTTAGACAATCCAGCAAGATAAAGAACAAATCCTGCTTTCGCCTGAGCATCGCTCGCTATATTAGCGCCATTAGTAAAAGCCGATGAATTTGTGACACCTGTGACATTGGTTAATGGTGAATTAATAGTATTGATTGCGCCTACTAAGACATTACCGATTACCCCAGAAGTTAAGCATTGTACGGGCACCGTGACACTTGATACCGTTGGAGCCATTAAATAACTATTTGTCGTAGGATCATAAGCCGGATTTGTAGTATCCACGGTGGTGGTAAATTGAACCTGAGTGGTTCCAACGGTTGCGCTAACAATCGTATTTGATGCAGGAATATAAGAAGTGCTGGTCGTGATTGTTCTGCTAAATGTTACGCTTCCGGTTGAGGGTGAAGCTGGGGTTCTATAATAACCAAAAGCATTAATGAAGGTATCAACGTCATTCCCGCTTGACGTTTGTAATCTTGCTACTGCAAGCAATGCCGAGATTAAACCTTGAATCCAGATGCTATTTCCAGCGTTGCTTTCTATCATTGCGCGCAGAACGCTACCCTCTTGAAAATCCACTAGCTGAGTTGATTGCGCTAAGACCGCCGATGCTTGATTGCTTACTAGCTCATCAAAGGTTTGAAGCGGCAATGTTGATGATGATGAAGTCATATTTAGTTCCTTAACTCGGGTAAACGGTCACGCCATTGGAAGTTAAATCAAATGATAGAACAATGGGCGCAAGCGTAGGATTCTCCGTATAATTTATTTGTATAAAAATACCGTCAGGTAATGGCTGCATTGCAATGACAGGTTGAACCGTTTGGGAAACAGACTCTTCTAAAAACATATTTGAGATAATGAGAGACTTCATTTGTTGATAGTTGTCTTGACTCAACGGTTGTCCGACAAATCCGGGAAGTCCTGCGCCATAGGTTGGATGCCAAATATAGGAACCTGGTTGAGTAAGTAAGCGTCGCAATACTCTTTGTTGACTTCGAGTAGAGCCACTAACCGTTTGAATGTCGCCTATGGCAGACGGAAGCAAGTCTGTACCGAAATTCAGATATAGATCATTTAAAATTTGTGGAGTGGCTGCGCTTTGCATTTTATCAAATTTCCCTATAAAAACAGTAAAATTTTATCATGTTCTACGTGAAACCTCTCTAATTTGCGCTCACATTTGATGTCACATCAGAACTTGTCATTTGTTGATTCGGTATTCCTGTTGTTCCTGGGGCTGTTGTTACTGCGTGAGTATGATTATTGTAAATATTCATTGCTGCACCTGTTAGCAAACTTGTTAACGTTCCGGCCAAATTTCCCAGTTTGACTGTTCCTGATACATTTACCGTTGCGCCAGTGATATTAACAATCCCAGAACTTGTTAAGTTAATTGGTGGCGATCCCGTTACTCCCGAAACAATATCAATCTCACCTGACGTCAACATCTTTATGTAAGCGCCTGTCTTATGCACTAACCAACATTCGCCAGAAGGAACTTGCGCATTTTGTCCGAGCTGAAAGCATCTCATACCAGCATAGCTTGCTTGCTGTGAACCTTCTTGAAAATGTACTTCAACCACATCGCCGATATTAGGAGCCGCAAAAAATCCCCAGCCATTACCAACCCACGGAGAAAACAGAGGTATCCATCCAGTGGTTAGCGCTTGAGAAGATGAGTCTAATGGATTTGCAGGATATAACTGCACGTTTACATAGTAGTTTGTCTGGTCATAACCGACAATCGTACCGAGCGCAGTAGCTGATCTACCATTATTAACCATGCTAGCTTGAAGTCTCATCAAATTTAAAAATTTCTCAGCGCTCATGCTGCACCTTGTAAAATTGAGTTATTGCTACTATTTTTAAAAGCAACCTGCATCATATACCCCGATTCTACACTTAACCTTCGTGTAATGTTGTCAACATAATAAATCTGATCTAATGCGGAATTGGTTCCGGTCACTTTGATCAAGCTGTTTTTCAATAAAAGATTATCGCCAGGCAGCGTGCAGAACCCCTGTATTTCATGTAAACCAATGTTTTGAGCTAATGTCTGCGCTTGTTGTTGCGCTTGCGTCTGGGTAAGACCGGGAATAGTGAAACTATAATTCTGTTCTTCATCACTTGGAGGAGTTGGAACATTGACATATGAAGATGCGCGTCTCTTGTATGTAGCTGTACCAATAACAGATTGACCATTTTGTGGATTCACCGGAGATGTAACAGTGACATTTATGGTATTAGACAACGTTAAGGATCTTCTAAAAGCAATACCCATCCCTGGAAATGTCGGGCTTCCACCAGAAAATGTGGGAAGCGCATAATTCAAAATATAAGCTGATGCTTCATCGGATGGAAAAGGTTGAAAATAAAATGTGTCGCCAATCATAAAAGCAACATAACCTGATTGTTGCGCAAGCGATGTTATTAAATCCCATTCAGTTACTTCTTTGGATAGTAAATTCTGCGCATTTGTAGTGATGTTATTAAAGATACGCCCTACATTGCCGCTTGTGGGTGTTACCTGATAATTTAAACCATGCTTTTGTGCTAATTGCGTAACAATGCTCGCCGCGGATTGATTCGGGTATATGTTAGAGATCTTAGAATCAATAAAGTTAGATGTTAAATCACGTCCGGATAAGACTATGCGCGCACTTAATGGGTCTATTTCAATGGTATCAGTATTGCCGGTCATGAATAATTGTAGGTCTTGCAGTGTCCATGAGTTCGGATTAGCAACTAATCCTATGTAGATTTTGACAGTTACTTGCGTGATAGCAGACCAATATGCCAAGTCTAAAATAGGGTTTTGACCATTTAGCGGTATTGTCATGCGGAAATTATCAGCAACAAAAAATGTCGTAGTCTGTATTTCGATATCTTCCCAAAGAATCGAGATAGTATTGACGCCATCATCCAATATGACCACAGCGCGAGGATATCTCAATTGACTTGAATTTGGCTGGGGATTTATTACCGGATTAGATGAGCTAAACATTCAAAATGCCTCCTTGTGCGGGAGCATTTTGAGGAATGGTTAGCGTCAGAAACCTATAAACATTAAGGCTTATGGATCGATACCCTACCAAGGTTATAATATTTCCCGAATAGGTAGCGCCAGGAATTATTTTCGCTAGATTTTGGGCTATGGTATTCAGCGTGTCAGTGGCTTGAACTGAATATGAATAATTTGCAGTACCGCCTAACTGTGTTATTGCTATTTCTGCGATCTGCCCTTCTTCAACAAATCCGCCTACAATAACTTGATTTTGATTCATTGGATTTAAGGTCAATGTAACTGTTGCTTGCACTACCGGATCGCTCAAGCCATTTGCTTCTGCTATAGCTGTCCATAGCGTAGCATCTCCATAGTATTGAGCGGCTAGCTGAAATAGATTTGCATAATTCACCGTGATTGTTTGCCCTGTCGCGCCCTGCGCTATTAAATAAACGTTGGTCTGCATATTGGTGAGTAATGACTGCATCAAATAAAGATTATTTAATGTCTGCAAATTTTGAGCTTGTAAGTTCATCGCTTCGCTCATGAGAATATCCCCGCACTAGTTGATGCTATAGCTGCGGCAATTGACGTTTGAGCGCCCTCAATTGCTGAAATCAGGGGAATAAGCTGAGTTGGAGAAGCATTTGCAACAGATGGAATGTTATTTAGTGCTGACGCTACCAATGCCATGGATGATGACACTGAAGGATTAGCAACCAATAGCGCTATGTCATTCAAATCCGCCATGATTCCTGCTATTGCATCGTTATACCCAACAGGGAAAAGAATCGGAAGCGGATTGCTGAGATTCTGAATAACCGTGCAAGTGATTGAATAAGGGATCTGATATGATCTCTCAAAACTTGCCCTAAAATCCTTAATCACAACTAAATAATTGAATATTCCCCAGGTCAAGTTAAGTGGTGCGCCTAGATTTCTCATATTGTCGAGGAATTGCGCCCTAAATGATGCTGTGCTTTCAAACATCAATCCTGACCAGCTAATATCATCATCAACCCGACCCATAGCATCAATGACGCGCTGCCCACCTACCAATTGCTTAACAGACAATGCTTGCTGACCGCCGAAGTTTAGCCGCTCCGGAATCTCAAAGTTAGCGAATGTTACTTGCCCTAACGTCAAAAATGTCGTCATTGTCCGACTAGCCCCGTAACATTAACTGCATTGGAAAATGGTGATGACACCCCATTGATAGCCGTCGTGCCATGCTGAACGATTGGGTTGAATTGAGAATTAGCTTTAGAGAAAACAACCCTTCCGACTTTCTCCGAATCTAAATAAACATTACCTGCCGATTGGTTGGCGCTACTCCCTGGCGTTGGAGACGTTATATTTCTATTAAAAACCGAGGGATAACCTGAGTTGAGGTTGCCATTATTAAGCGTATTACTTAAAGATTGCTTACTGTAATCAGTTCCTAATGATGCCCCAGTATTTGCTATAAGTGAGAATAATTTATCAAGCACATTAAAAATTCTAGTTAAAGTAGCCAATCCTGCGTCAACAATGGGGCCTGTGATCTTATCTAAAGATAATGCAAAATTTCTAAATGCTGCAGAGGTTTGCTGCATTTTTCCAGAATGAATATCGTTCAAATCTTTAATTAACTTATCCATTTCTGAGCTATTTTCATTAACTTTTGCGCTCGCTAAAAATTTCTCGCGTTGCTGTAGGTAGGTTAAGATCAGAGTTAAATCCGTATTGGTAAATATTTTACCCAAGACACCCATTTGCTGTTCAGGGGTTTTATAACCAGACTTGTTCATTGCTGGCATTAAAAATTTATCAATCCACTCGAAAATATTTTTCCCAGCAACATCCATGCCTTTAATTCCACCAGGAGCAATACCTTTTATCATCCCCATTTTATTTAATTGCACGGCATTGGGATCTGCTAAACCCATTTGACCCAATAGTTGTGCAGCCTGCGTGGTAACTCGCCCTACACGCATATGTTGATAAAATTGCGCAATCATAGGGCCAGTTCTTGTGCCGAATTCTTGAATAAGAGGCTCAAGCATATAAAAGAAGAATTTAGGATCCATGCCAGCCGCATATCCGCGAGAACTTCTTACAATGCTTTGATATTGGGACGGTTCTACTCTGCCACCGGTGGAAATCCAGGTTTTCGTCATCATTCCTAGATACTCTTCAAGTACTTTTGGATCTCTAGATTTTGAAACAATTTCAACAGTTTTAATGGCAGCCTGAAGTTGCTTAGGCGTCATTTTAAAACCTTCTTTGCCCAATCCAGATCCAACAACTTTCATTTTTGCTAAAGCTGGCGCCACTCCCAATGCTTCTTGAGATCCTTTAGTGATTACCGCAGCATCCGCCAATGCTTCTAACAAATCTAATCTTGATGCGCCTCTAACTTTAGTCGAATTTAAAAATTTATTAATAGCTTCTTTAGATAATCCTGGAATATTTTGAGCATTCAAAACGGTCATTTCTTTTTGAAATTCAGATCCTGTATGAAAAGCGCTTCCAATTGTATGAACCACCCCGAACCCTGCCGCTGCCGCGCCTAATCCTGCTACATGTCGTGCACCTACTCCAAGTAAAGCACCATGTATAAAACCACCTCGATGTCCTCCTCTGTTAGCTTTTTGAGACGCCATATAAACTTTTGTTAACGAATTAGAAAGCCTGGTCGCGCTAATACTAGCGCTATTCATCACATTAATGCTTTGGTGAATATTAGTGTTGAATATTTTTATTTCTGGATTTGTTTTATTTAATGTTCCAGATAAGACCTGAAAATTAATATTAAACTTATCCATGGATTTTAAGAGCTTATCTACCTCTTTAGTAGTTTTCCTAACGAGAGACAGGAATTGCTCCATTTTTTTATGAGCATCACCGCGTAGATTAAGTGTGACCCAGACCTTATACGCTTCCATGAATTGACCTCATAAGCTTTTTGTTGCTGTCTATGATCCAATAAAGCAAAAACAACCCCAGAATAAATTGAATTTCTGCTTTCTCTTTGAATAGAGTTAACCCTAGAAACGATCTGGCAGGAATATCCTTGGTGCCGAATTCTTGAAAGATAGCAACCTCATCACTTGATCCGACATATAAAGTGCTCGAAGCTGCATTAACAACGTGGTGAATCGAATCCTTAAGATCACCAGTTCTATAAAGAGGATTATAGTCAGCATTAAAAACATAACCTTTGCGCGCTTTATCAAGCTTCGTGGATTCAGCAAGTTCTTTCCAATTTTCAAACGGGCCTGCGCCATGCTGTAAGTGTCCTATTTTGTGCTTGGCTTCTTCTTCCAATACAGAGCCTACAAAATTAAGCGCGGCAAATTCTCGCTCTTTATATTTAGCGGATACCTTGCTCAAATGATTTGAGAAGGCGTCAAGGCTTTGGAACACTTTCATTTTTTAGCCTCCTCAAATTGCATCGTAGTGAAATTAAATTTAACTGGATCTTGCGACTCTTTTAAAATAACAACCCATGCAAGCCTAGTCATGTCATCAAGAGAGAACGCTACGTCAAAAGGAACTCCATTCGAAACTAAAAATAGAGCCTCTCTTATCGGCACATGGTTTACTATTTTTTTGCTTTGTCTGTTTCCTCTTGTTCTATTGAGTTAGCATTCACTTCATTTAAGTATTCCAGAACGGCTTCCAAACCTTCATCAGCTAGCCTGACAAGATTAGCTCTGAACTCTTTGATTGAGCGCGCCGATTCCATGATGACTCCATCAATACTCATGACATGCAGCATAGGCAAAGCATAGGAAAGACACATGGGATTCTTTGCATCATCTTCTAGGGCGCTGAATAGATCGTAACGGTCTAAGATATTCGGCTTTCTCAAGCGAATCTTTCGACCGCCCTTGTCCATGATTTCTTTGCCATCGAATGGATTACTTAACACTTTTTCACTTGGTTTTTGCATTTTTCACCTTTAAGCATTGTTTACTAATTCAAGTTTACGACTAGCCATGAACGACACTGATTGCTTCACGATATCCGTACCCGACCATGTTCCTGAGTCATCCAAAGTAATAACGACATTCGTGTACTGATATTGAGATATAGATCCATCAACTTCAGTAATTGTTTGAGTGATTGTCATAGGTACTTGATCGACACCTTGATAGTAAGATGCTTCTTGCAGCGCAATGTAGTTATCCATTGAATTGTCGGATCTTTGTAATACAAAAGAGCCAGACCAACCTTCGTGGAATTTAGGATGACGTACAGTGCCATCCATTCCTATCTGCTTACCCGTAGTTGCATCTTCTTTAGCATTAACGGATTCAATAATCACAAACCGCTGAACGCCATTAATATCAACGAATGACAACTTGCTATCTATACCGGTACTTAAACCATTTGCAGGCATGTTTTAACCCTCCTTATTGACCAGCTAATAATTGAGGCGGCAATACTTGAATACTTACATTGCTGCCTGCCTGTAAATTGATGACAAGTTGTTGGACAATGCTAAATAAAACAACTTGTATGTCTGCTCGCATAAACCCTAGTGCAACACGATTTTGTGGATTGTTGCTGCTATCTAAGATCACAGAAAATGCCGGTGAACCGTCAAGCGTACCAATCCAGCCAAGCTGCTGTAGATTGGAAAGGAATACATTTAATGTGTCGCGCGCTTGGCGTTGAACGTCCGGAGTCTGTGGTTGACCGATAAACTGACCCATACCGGCAACCATTGTTTGAGCTAAATAGTTCACCATTCTTGGATAGTTATCGAATTTTGTTACCGCGCTATTGCTTGTATTAACTCCCAAGCGAACTCCAAAAGCATTAGGGGATAGTGGAATTGGACGAGTAATTAAATCCACGCCTGCGGTGATCAGAGAATAAAGATCAGCATCTGAATATAATTGCTGTTCTTGTGATTTCTGCGTGCCAACGATCGCATTCATTTGCTTATTTAAAGATGATCCAAAAGCCGGAGTTACAGAAAGAACGCCGCACACATAACCTTGCGGGCTAATCAGACGAGTAACATTATTGAATGGATCATTGAAATAAACCCAGTCACCACCCATGACTTTTAAGTTATAGCCTTGCGCAGCCGCACCTTGGAGAATTGAAACCATGTTGGCAACATTATTTTGATTACCAGAAGCTTCTACAGCAACAATATAAATACCTTCGGAATTACCGAAAGTTAATTGGGTCGTGAAAGAAGTTGCATCCGATAAGTCAGCGAGCATAGCAATGCTTGCCTGAGAATTTCTAAGCGCATACATACCCGAACGAGGAGTAGCGGTATCGCTTCCAATCATTTGACTAGAGCCGACATTACTTGCGCCATCTGCGCCGCCGCTAAAGTAATAGACTGTTGAGGTCGAGCTAGGCAATGCAGCAGACCCTAAAACAAGCGTGCCGGTTGCCCCACCTGTACCGCCGCCACCTGAAACTACGAATTGTGATGATGTCGTATAACCTGAACCAGCAGCAGCAACTTGAACCGACAATAAACCCCAAAGAACAGTAAATGTTGCGCCAGATCCCGAACCAGAAGTTGACCCCTGTGACACTGGGCTTGAAGGAAGAGCAGTATAAGCGCCGACAGTGTTAACTGTTGCGGTATTAACACCAAATACGCCAGTGTTGAATGTTGCGCCGGAACCAACACCAGAGGTTGAACCTTGCGTGAAGCTCGTAGAATTTGCAGTATACGAACCAGCGCTAGAGATCGTAACCCCCGTTACAGCGCCGCCACTAACGGTAGATACTGTTAAAACAGCCGCACTCGAGAAAGTACCGCCAGCTAAAGTGATTGTGTCTCCGACTAGATAATTTGAACCCCCAGCATTTACGGCAACGCTGACAAGTTTAGTTGTAGCCACATTCAAAATTGCGTTAACAGTATGAGAGCCGCCGGTCAATGTAATTGTGTCGGCGGGCGCATAACCTGTACCAGCCGCAACTACTACTGCGGATACTGCCTTCATGGTCGCATTTAGTGTTGCACCACTTCCTGGCCCGCTTGTACCGAGCGTAGGAAGAGTTGCATAGCTTCCAGCGGTTGCAACTGTAACTGAACTAATCGTATTTGCAGTTGCCGCGGTGCAAAGTTGCGATGGGCCGCGCAAAGCGTTTTGACCTAAATTCACTGCATTAACTAAATTAGACCAAAACTGAGCGCCACTTCCGCCGATGTTATCGAATACTTCGGGTATTCCATTTGCAAAATAAATGCTTAATTTCCACGTGGAACTTGTAGAACCTTGCGCAAGAGTCGCGTAGCAACCAGCATTAGAAGATGAGCTTGAGTTAGGATATGATCCTGTGTAAATCGATGTAAGCGTCGCACCTAATGCGGTTGTCGAATCTAATAATTGAGATGATGCTGCTGTATCTGTGCCGTCAGTTACTCGAACACATTTAAAGCTGTTTGCCCCTTGTTGCATTGCTGCATAGACAGGCGTTCCTAAATCATAAGTCCTAGCGACAGGATTACCAAAATTAGCAATTAGTTGCTGTAATGAGCCTATGACGGTGGGTGAATTAACAGGCCCCCACGAGGCGCTACCTACAACACCAACAATATTCGTGGGAACACCATTTAATAATGGATTAGGCGGAATAATTTGTACGTACACATTAGGTACGCCAATTGATGATAAATTTACACTCCCAGCAGGTACGATAGGCATAATCCTAATTCCTTATGTTAACTTTCATAACGAGACCTAATAATCTTTGTTTTTCAATTCTTTCAATTTCGTTTGCATCTATTACATGGTCGCCCTTTTTGTAGTTATCGAAAGGCTGGCGAACTACAAAATAAAATGATTTTTTTGGTTCTTCAGGTTTAGATTCGTTTTTTGAATCTTTTTCTTCACCCAGTTCCTTATAAACTTCCATTTGCTGATTAATGTTTTTTACTTTCATTGCCAGTTCACCGTTAATGAATTGATAAATGGATCTGTAATAGTCGTATAGTTATTGGTTACAGTCGTTGGATACTGCACCATGTACTGCAGAATTCCTTTATAGACATATTCTTGCTCGAGCATATCTATGACAGGTTGATCTTGATAAAAGAGCAGCAAATAAAAATTGTCTGATCCAACAATTCGGAAATTAATTTTTAAATAAACGTCAATGGCATTAAGTATTGTTGCTCTGTCTGTTGGATTAGGAGAGACAATAAAAATATCAAAGACTCGCTCTACCCTTGCCAATTCTTCCGATGCGCTATAATTAGTGGCAATCCTAGCAATTAAAGAATGTGATCCAGGAATAGTTATTACAGGGCCAACAGCAGACGCTCCAGGAATTAACGCGGCGACATTTGTTGCGATAGAATTTAATGTATCGCCAGATTGAACTTGATAACCATAGCCTGTACCGTTATTTATAACCATGACAGCTTGCGGTGTGCTTACTGATCCGCCGATTGTTACAGTGATACCGCTAACGGTTGCGGTCAATGTTGACGCTGTCAAAGTTAATGGCTGAAAATCCCTCTGAAACTTAGTAACTACACGTTCTTTTGTGGTTGGGTACACATAAACATGCGAATGTCCAGCGGTTAAATCGATATCTTGCTGAACTCGAATTGGAAACCCTTGTTGAATGGTTATTTGCTTTCCAGTTACTGAAGGCGATGACGTGCCATTAGGATAACAAGCAGTTGTTACCTGCGCGGCTAATGTTGCTAATACGTCAAACAATCCTGGCATTTTTAATTCCCTCGAATTCGATGTCTTTAAGCATTTACAACTTGGTAAGCGCGTATACGCCATCCAAGCTCCGTCAATTCATTCGCATAAACGACATAATTTTGCTGTAAATCATCAATAATAATGTCGTCGATTCTTACCGTTACATTTCCTAGATTAGGAATTAAAACCATCAATCCATCTTCGCGCGTATCGGTAGGTAAATTTGTCGCTGCTTCTTTTCCATGTGATTCTATAATCACGCCAGCTGGCATAGCGGTCATAATAGTTGTTGATGTCGAGGGCTGATAACCTACATAACCCACGTTTCCCGCGCCGGTGGTTTGAGCTGGACGAATCACGCTGATTGTTCTGTTGCATTGAACTACCCGAGGAGGCAAGTCAAACTGTAGTGATTGCACATAGTAAGTGTTGTTATCATCGGTAACATTCAGAGCCGACCATGTAATATTAAATGTCGCATTAACTCCGGCGCCTGATGTGTAATACTGAGGCACAGGATTAGAAGGCAAAGGAGAGTTGTATATTGTTCCTGATGTGAAACTAATTCCGGTAACTACTCCACCACTAGAGACTGATGTAATAGTCAATGAAATATATTGCGTATAAGCTAGCTCATTAATGATAATGAGATCACCAACTTTATAACCGCTTCCTCCGGAAGATACTGCAATTGAGGAGGCGGTATATTGAAGATTACTTGCCGTAGTTGGCACTAAATAATCACCCACTCTACAATTCAGTGGAGAACTGCTAGCTTGCGCATCTAAACATGCATTAAATGCAAGGTTTCCGTATTTATTAGCAGAATTATATTCCCAGTTAACGCTTCGAGACATTTGTACTTCGCCTATTAAATTCCCTGAAGAAATAGGATTTATTGGCGTAGAAGAGCGATACAAATTAAATGTAGCTCCCAACTTGTAAGCGGCTTTCGCATAACCAAAGAATATTTTTTGCTGGATTTGTTCGGGAGTCATACGACTATTACACCTCCCGAAAGAAGAGCGCTAGGGCTAGAAACACCCATAAATTCAATTAATCTTTTGCACCACAATTTATAAAGATCAAATCGATCTCTTACTTCGTATTTATTGTGATACCAAACAGCCGCACGATCAGTATCTAAGTTACTAGATGCTGTTGGTATAGCTGCTTCAAGTGAATTGCAATTGGCAAGATAAATGTTGATTAGGGTCGTCTCTTCTTGAGGATCTAAATTATTCATTCGATATTCAATAATCAAATACCACTCATAATATCGATACCCGAAAGATGGAGGAGACGCGCCGACGCCATTGCCATAAACTGGCAATCCGCAATGCCGTCTCACATCAATTTTATTTTGCTCAGTCAACATCTTCTATAAATACCCTGATTGGAGCATTCAATTGTTTTAAGTTTTCAATGTCATTTTCATCAAAAACTAATTGTCCTCGCTGCCATTTCTTAAAGCATTTATCTGGCAAATGAGGCGCATAACAAAAACTGTGGACGAATTCCTTCATGAAAATAGCAATTCGCTGTTTACTTAAAGGTGCTGATTTCTCAGCACCTTTTACTTCAGGTTTTTTTACCATGATTAAGCTGTCTCAATAATTACTGCTCGTTTATAGTAAGCGTTACTTGCGGTTGGGATAATTGCAGGCAACGTGGTCACGTCTGTCGGAACTGTAAAACCACCGATATAGTTCGCGGTTTGCGTGATGATTTGAGCCAATTGATCCAATGGCGGACGGAGATAGTAATAAAAACCTTCATAGTTGAAGTTTTCTCCGAGCATGTTGATCACGGATGGGAAAGTTTCCATGCGACCAACACCTAAAGATGCCGTCATATTTCGAACTGCATCCAAACCTCTTGAGAAGATACCTTCAACAAGCGCTCCCTTACCGACAACCAGAGGACGTTGAATTTGTTGAGATACGGTATAGCTTTGGTTCACTTGGTTTGCAGATTGAACATATGTTTCAGTCGTCATAATGAAACGCATATCTAAGAATTGACCCATGACCCAAGCATTTTCATAGTTAGGATCGCGAGTTGATGTTCCACGTTGTAATAATTGGAATTCAGAATCTTGATAGAGTTCATTCATCGAGGTTGAATTGAGATAGATATTATATGCTCCATCTACTTTAGGTACTGCGTTGTTGCGCAGATAAGCAACGGCGCTCAAGATGACGGTCATATTCAACAAGTCTGAAGAGATAATGGCTGAGGTGGTTGTGCGTCCATTAGGTCTTAAAATTAACGGAGCAAAGTTGCTAATAATGGATTGTCCAGCGGTTGAGCTATAGGTCGTGCCTAAAGTTACAGAACCAGAGATACCACCGGATGCGGCAGCTGTAGAAACGTTTACAGCATCAACAGAGAAACCGGTCACTGTATTCGCTGTGCTGCCATTAAGCGTTACCGCTAATGGATTTGATGCAGTAACAGGTACAACGTTTCCATTCACAACTACACTCATGAAGCCGCGAAGATCATCAACTGTTTGAGTTGTGCTGCTTGCAGATGTACTGAATGCAGAGTTACCACCCATATAAGCATTAAACAATGCAGCACGCGCAATACGGTCAATTGCCGTAGCTAATGCAATACCTAATCTTTCAGAATTGGCCATTGCAAAAGATGCAATTGTGGTTTCATCATCAATTAAGTTGACGGGAGGAGCCACTTGAGGATATTGCTGAATAGCCAGAGTATATTGCTCATCTGACCATTGTTGTGGGCTTGTTAAACCATTGTCTAAACCCGTATTGGTATTAGGCGCTAATGGTGTAACATTTGGAATCATTAAACCAGCGCGGGTTTTAGTGATTGTGTCACCGATTCTTCCAGGGAAAACTTCTTTATCTGCAATTGTTCGATAAATGAGTACGTTGAGCAATGGATCGATAAATGCTCTTTCTAAGAAATTTTGCTGAATTGCATTGACTAACTGTGATGGCAACGGGCCGAATTGACCGGACATAGGTAAATCTCCAAAAAGTTAAAAACCAAAAAATTGCTTTTTTGACTTTTTTCCCTTTTTGGGATCCACCCGGAAGGCGATTAACGCAAGAGATCCACTCTATACGCTAAAAGTTGTCTTACATTTTCAATGTCAGGAAAAATTTCCTGCCATGTAACGCGATCTATTCTTCTTCCAATCATCATTGCTGAGATTGCGCGCATTTACTGGCGCTGGATTTGAAGAACTTCCAGAGCTAGCAGGCGCATTGGTTGAAGAACTAAACTTTTTATCAACGCCAAATAAATCAGGCTTGCGCGCTTTAAAGTCTTGTAATGTTTTATCAATACCTTCAATCACGCCCGCTTCATTCATTTTAACGTCTTTCAAATCAATCAATTTCACAAAATCGATGTCTTTAATACCGGCAGCAACTGCCTGAGCTTTTAACTCGGCTTCAATCACTTTGCTTTCTAACATTTTAAGATCCTTACTAGCTGATTCAATTTTCCCTTGAAGTTCTTTTTTGTCCTTCTCGGAGAGTAACTTAGTACGCTCTAACTCTTCTTTAGATAGTTTGTACTTTTCACGCCATTTGATATCAGCATCAGACATCTTTGTGACGTCTGATTTATCTTCAGGAGCTTTTACCTCGGCACTCTTAACATCTTTGACTTCTTCAGTCATAAAACCTCACTTAAAATGAAAACTTAAAATATCAAGATCCACTTGATTTTTCAGGCTTACGATCCACGCTCGCCATTTTCATGTTTCTATTTTGTTCTTCATTTTTTTCTTTGTCAATCAAAGACAACTCATTTTCTGTGTCTTCAATTCCAAATTCTTCTGCAACAAAGTTGATTGCAGTTTCTTGGCTAATTACACCAGCGCCACGATAAATTTGCACTGCTTGCGCTTCTTGCAATTTGTCTTGTCCTGTTGCTGGATACCAATCTTGCCAGTACAAACACAAGTGGTCTGAGCAATCATCAGAGTCAGGCTCAAAACCACCGCAGTCAATCTCTTTAGGGTTAGCTAAATAAATCTTAATGCACATCGAATACAAACATAACAAGCCGCTGTCACCATAAGTCAGGCGCATTTCATCAACTAGATTAATGAGCGGATTGTTAAGCATCTGTAATGCTCTACCTGATTGCGCAGCATTGAGTTTTTCAGGGCTTGATCTGTTACCACGAATGGATTCTAAGCCATACTCACGAAGCAATTTCACATACTCGATAACTGCCGATACGGAAGATCCCGACATTTCAGCATAATAAGCGTCGCCTTTCTCATCCAAATTTAAGATAGTCTGTGATTTAATGAGCTTACTACCTTCAAGACTCGAGGGGTTCTTCACAACCAATGTCGGATCTGAATTATATTTCAGAAGTCTCCCAGTTTGACTCAAGAGATAATCAATCTCTGTTTGAGTATCTATGATTGGTTCGAAAGTGCAAAATCCATCGACGTGGTGCGCATGGGGCAGGTTCTGTATCCAAATGGCGGGAACAAAACCGAAATTATGTGATGACGATCTTTCTTTATCTTCTTCTCTTTTTTTATTTGTTTCGTATTCTTCGACCAGATATGGTTTGTAGTATGTTTCATTGTTTTCATCCCATTCGCGATCAAGCCAGTAATATTTGTTTTTATTCTTTTCGGGAATTTCATAGCCGAATGACATCAATGTTGAGCCGTCAACTTTCTTGTGATCAATAAGCTTAAGTAGCTGATCTGGAGCCTCTTGATTAAATATCGGCATTAAATGTTTAGTATTGAGCACATCAAAATAGAATTTTCCATTCAAAACTTTAACTAAAATACAAACACTGCCGATCGAGCCTTCTTTAGCAGCATTAAGCATAGTTCTTTTTATTTTGCAGGAATTTGTGATGTACTTCAGGAACTCTTCTGTTTTCTTGTGACCTTCTTCAATGCATTTAACTTCGGGAAAGTGACCATCACCGAATAGCATTCCAACAGTTTCATTTACTATGATTTCACAAAGCTTATATAAAGTAGAAGGTCTGCGACGAGCAAGCGGGACGTAAGCACCATTTCCCCCTTGATACTCCTGATTAAATGATTGCAGATTGTCATAAATGGAGCCATTTAAAAACATTTGCAAAATATGAAGCTTTGTTTCTCGAATAGTCCAGTCTTTATCAATGTAAAGTTGAAATCTCTCAGCATATCTCGCAATAAAATTGTCGGTATGCCCTTTTGCATTTGGTGTCGATGATGATACAAAATGGGTTGCTGAGCTAAGAGTCATTTATTTTGGCCTTATTTCCCTTTTTTACCTGATCGCCTAGCAACAGAGTACGCAATGGCAACGGCTTGCTTTTGCGGCTTTCCAGCCTTCATCTCTGCTTTAATATTTTTTGACATACCCTTAGCTGTCTTTGCTGCTTTGCCTTTTACTAGCGGCATAAATCCTCCAAACTGTTGCAGGTCTTATCCCGTTTACCTGCGGAAACGAAGGAAGGCATATGAAAAACCTTGGATTCTTAGCGCTTAATCTTCGGCCCAACATAACCGAGAGAATTAGGAATTTCACGAGGATTAACGACTTTTCCTCGCGCCCCACCTTCCCCCATGTTCCCGCGTGCCCGCTGGCTTTCAATGTGCGATGGCGCACGATTGTTTTCGCCTGCTGGATTAGATTTAAGCGGCTTGTGGCTCGGTCTGTTCATGTGCATGTGGCACCTCAGATTCTTTATTTTCATTTAACTGATTGGCTTCTTTAATCGCTAATTGATGCAACCAATGCAGCGCTTCTTGTTTGCCGCCATCCAGTAGCAATAGATGAGAGTTAAGATTGTTAATATCTTGCTTAACTCTCTCCATTTGCCCATCTATTAACTGGATGCGTTTTTCTAGTTCATCTTTATTCATTAAAAACCTCTTATACTGCTACCGTTCTGAAAAACACTGACGCTTTGAAAGAGCTACCAGTGCCGGTCGTAAATGCGCCAGTTGTATTTGACAGATAAATACCTTTATTTGCACAAGAAGCTGTTAGTAAAAAACTGCCATTTCCAGAAGCTTGAATGAATGGAAATACTGTATTTGCGGTTTGAAAGAAATCGGCTGCTTGCTCAGCATTTGAAGCAAGTACACCGGCCCCATGAGCCGTACTATCATATTGTGCGGCAACTGGGCCGCCTGACGCGAATGCTGCTGATCCATATGTCATATCTAAAAGCATACTTTCTAGGATATTCATATATCCTGCACCTGGCGCTGCAACTAACAATACCGGAGCAGCATACATGCCGTTGAACTGTGCAGCAGTTAAGTTAACTTGAGCGACTTGCGTACCAACACTAGACAATATAACAGAGCCAGCGGATGAAGCATTGGAAGGTATGAACATACCTGCGCCGCCATTATAGCTAATAAAAATAAGATCATTAGCATTAATAACAAGACCAGCGGCAATCTGAGGAGCTAAGTAGCCAGCTGATAAAACGGTGGCTAAATTGTCAGTGGTATTTAGATAAATCGGATTAGTACAGGCGGGAACTTGATATACGGATTGTTTCCAAACATTAACAACGTTATTTGTCATTTGAGTAGTCCTTTGCAAAGAGAAATGGTTGTCAATTATTATACATGAATTTTTGCGATTTTATAGGTTTTATGGGATTTGATATTAAAAAATGATAATTTTTTTGATTATAAATACCACTTTAATATTAAAAACAGGGTTTATTTGTCTTACAAATACCACTTTACCTGCCAACCAATGAGCCTTGGATAAGGTTTAATGAGGCTTCTCTTCGGAGTGCTATTTCAAGCAGGAATTGGGTTGTTGAATCCACAGAGTCGTCATGTGCGCACGCCGGAAAAGTCGTTAATTCGTCAATATAATCACTCACCCATTCTTCATTCTGCGGCAACCATAAACGCTTAGCTTCAATATATCCCGACACCGCATTAAGGCGCGCTACCTTGTCCCTGTCTATCTTTACAGCTTTAACGGGTAATCGCGTTCGTCTTTTTAATGCTTGCACTAAAGATTGGCCACTGGCTTTATCTTCAATCAAGATCTGATTAGGAACAAAAGCCGCCGCTAACTCCATTGCGCGCTGCTCCAAAGTCGGAAAATCACATCGCATCTTGAAACGATGCAGCAAATAGAAACCATCGTCTTTTAATCCCCATGAAGTGCAAACGCTATAATCATTCTCTTCGCCTTCCTTGAAGGCAGTATCCCATGACTGATAACGCTCTCTAAAGTCATTAAACCTTACCTTGCCGAACGCATCTCTAGGAATGCTAAAGCGATTAGAAAGCCAGTCTATTTTGATGATTGCGCCTTCTCTTTGGGATGGTCTTTGTTGATATTGACCTGTATAAGCATAACTTCCCATTCTCTCTTTTATATCGTTTATCTCATCAGGGCCTATTCGGGCAGGCCATAATAATTCCCCTTCATACGTCCGTGGATCTTCAAAACCAATAATGGTTCTATTTTTATTCCCCTCATATTCAGCAGGCAAACAAAGGTGTACTTGATTTTTCTTTTTCAATAAATGTCCGTATAAATCCATATAATGCTGTCTTTGTCCTATTGCTATTCTCGCGGTTTTTTTGGGGTCATTATCGCGAGATCCCATTGTTTCATCCCACCATATAATGGTACCTTGACGCACAGCATCGCTTTCTGCTTCCTTAGTGGAGTGCGCGTCGTCAACAATGATATAATCTCCGCCCTCACCTGTTGCGCCTGCATCTACTGATGTAGCAAATCGAAAACCGCCTTTATCGTTCTCAAACCTCCCCTTTGTATTTTGATCTTTTGTAATCTTGAATATATTACCCCATTTTGATTGAAACCAAGGTGATTCGATTAATCTTCTACATTTTAGGCTATCTCTAAAGCTGAATTCGCGGGAATACGATGTAAATACAAATTTTTTATAGGGTCTATTTATCCACTCCCATACAAACCAAAAAACACAAACTATCAAGCTTTTTGCATGGCGAGGAGGGATATTGATAACAATATTTCTAATAGTTCCATTCGAAACAGCCTCAAGATGCTGACAAATAGCATCTATGTGCCAACCATGAACATAGGTTGCTGGCTCAACAACGTTCCATGCCTGTTTAATGAATTCAGACAAAGATTTCTCAGCTTTGTATTTTTCAATTTGATCCAGATTCGGAAGGTTTTTTAACACTGGCTTTTCTTAGAAGTTTTTCTACAACTTCAACTTCATCTTTTTCTAATAAACTAAAATCATACTCGTCTTTCTTAATGTGATCATCTTCTGGAGATTTAGGGAATTGACCAGCATCTCCAAATATGCGAGGTACCAACTTAGCAGCTAGCCACTTGTATACATCTATTCTTAACCTGCAACGATTAACCCATTCAACATTGCATTTTGCGTTACCTTCTTCATCATAGTAAGTGTCATTTTCAGAGTTATTAGCAATTTCCAAAATGTCATCGACTAACGAATCTATTTGCGTTATTTTAGCTTGTGTATATAGTTTTCTGAATTCATCGTGTCTTTTTAGCCATCGATAAATATTTCTTCTGTCTGGCCAGTGTGGATTTTCAGAACAAAGCGTTCTAAGACCCTGACTTGAGCAAGCTAAAGCATCAGCAATTTCCTCCGCAAGTTCGGGTGTATATTTTGTAGGTCTTCCCATTTTTGTTTCTTTATGCATAAACATCCAATTGGTCGATCGTTAAATTATTCTCTTTTAAATAAGCTAATACGTTTTGATAAAAAGGACTCCTTCCATCTATCGGAATAAAACATTTATTCACTGTATCAAAAACATTATCTATTACGCCTGGATTTAATATATTCATATTTTTTTGATATAAAGTTGCCATAACCTACCTCAAAATAGATAAGAATTTGCTTGCCATTGAAAATATAATCCACTAGCGCTTGTTGCTGTACCTCCAGCATTAAAACCACTCATCCCGATACTACTTGTCGATGCGGTTTTTCCATTTGTGCCTACATATACATCACCTACTGTTGGAGTTTGATCACAAACTGATACAGTCGGATCAACAGCTTTTACTACCTTAAATGGAATATACACTATCCAAGCACCGCTAAAAGATGGCCCATTCACACTAACACCGCCATTCGAGTTGCTTGTTGGAAAATAATTTCCTCCAATAAAATCAACGCTAGTTTCATAAAAACGCTGAGCTCTTGTTAAAACATGCTGAGGATCTTCAATAGGATAAACTGGACTTGAAACTGTGCCAGGCTGCAAATAAACCAATGCTAATCTAAAAGTATTACTATTCGTACCCATCGCATTTACTTGGTTCGAGGTGCAATATTGATAACCGCCCGTTGTGTTCCAACCCGTCGATCCTTGAAAGTTACTGCCACCTGCAAGCGTAAATGTAATTAATGCGCCAAGCTGTCCAGTACCTAAATTCCATGATCCAGTGTTATCTGCTGGAATATTGATAACAATATTAGTCCAAGTACCTGCAACGGGAATAGAATATTCAGCTATATAAATTCGTGATCCGCCATTATTTGCAATTGAAATACAATATGTGCCTGTAACAGTTGCTTTGACCCAAAAACTTAAAGTCATTGCTCCGCCATATAATCTTGCCCACGTATTACCTTCCACACCATAAGTAATTCGATAAATTTTAGTTGCGGTAATTGAGGTATCTGCTGTTGTAACTGTAGTTCCAAGGGAATTTAATACGTTATAAGGAATATTTGTAGTGGTTGCTGGAGCATCAGCAGTTTTTGTTATATTTAATACACCCGTTCCGACTTGAAACCACTTAAAACCATCCGCTGTTATTGTGTTATTTGCAGTCGAGTTAAAAGTTACTCCTAATTGCCACGGATTAGTATCAAAATTTCCGCCGATAATTGCATTAGGACTTGGAGCTGCTGAAGCAGCAGAACCAGAACATGCAATAGTAACACTATTTGCGCCATTAGTTACTGTGATATTTGTTCCAGCCGTAATTGTAGCTGGTCCTGGCGTTCCACCTGTTGAGCCTATGACTATTTGACCATTCGTCATTGACGAAGTCATTGCAGGCACGCCAGTTGCATTTGTGACTAATTGAGCACTAGCAACAGTTGTAAGACCTGATAAATTACCAGCACTCGGAGAATACAAAAGTTGATTTGCTGTAAAAGTTACATCAATCGCATTCGCAATTTGCGATAAATCATTTGAAATATTACCTATGACTGCAAGTGCTTGATAAGAAGTATTAGCAGCGGAAGGATAAAAAATAATAGAATTATTTTGTTGGTTAGATTGAAAATAACCTGTGCTGACTGTGCAAGATCTTTCACCTATTGTCATTTGCTGGCCAGTATTGCATATAATTTTCCAACCACCTGAACCACGTCCAATTATTCCAAAACATTGATTTTGAGCCGTTGTAAAAGTTGCCGGCAATGTAAATACTACTTGTGACGAGTTATTTGCATAATAAATTGTCCCGGGCACAATTGTTTGTGCTGTACCCGTAACGTTCACTATGCCATTTGGAAATAATGTGGTGTTATTAAAATAATTTAGCGTCATTGCATCTTGGGCGCTCGCGGGATCTTGAACATTGTTAATCCGATTGCTATTCATGCTTAACGACGTAAAAGACGCTGCAGCTGTTGGGCTTGCGCCATTAGTCACTGTTAAAACATTTTGATACAGAGCGGATGTATTATTATAAACTTGCAAAGAATAAAGATGACCAGTGGTTTTATCTCCTTGGATTACACCATTATTTGCCATAGTAATTTGCGCGGGAGAGGTTATGGCACCAGTTATACCGCTTAAATTAGTGATCCCTGCTTCTAGTTGAGCTAATAGATCAGAATATTTAATGCCACTGTCATTTGTAGGGCCAAATGGTGATTTAGCTGTATAAAGCAGATCATTTGCATTAAGAGTTGTACTCGGATTTGCTGTATAGACTTGATTTAAATTGCGCCCTAGACCCATTATAGCTCCCCTCCGAGTAAATTAAATTGCTCGCCGCTAAGCAATGTAAAATTATCGCGATTTAATAATAAAAAATCCGATGCTGTTGGCGGCGGAATATTTCCTGCGTCTATTTCAAAAAGTAATAACAAATCAATAGCTGCATTTGACATAGTTTTACCTCGCTATGAATGCAAACCTTGATAAAGCGGCACAAGACCCATATCAACTGTAACCGCGCTAACCTGAGCAACGCTGCAAACAAGTTGCAAATACAATTGCGAATGAAATAGCGCGGGGATTAGAGGAATACATTGGCTCGCCGCAACGCTGCTTATCGAATAAGCAGTGCCGTCGAAATACGCTAAAGGTAAAAACGTACCATTTACCGTTTTGCAAACTTGAAACGATACATTACCAGTCGTCCAACCCGATGGAATAAATAGGCTCGACGGCATAACTCCCGCGCAAGGAAATACTGATGATGTTGTAGCGCCCGCTGCGAATGTCACAGCAGTATTCGCAAGATTGATCTCATCTATGATTGCAATTTGATATCGTGATTTTTGCATGATTATTTATCTCCCTGCGAATCACCACCGAAGTAGTACGCGCAAATTTGAATAATTTCTCTCGTAAGCATTCCGCTGATTTGCCCAAGCAACGCGGAATTTGATGTATTAACACCAGGAATTAGTTGGGCCATCACAACGCCGATGACTGCGCCAATAATCATAAATGCGATAATGTGCGGCATTTTGTCTTGCATACCCATTTTTGCTAACTCAAGCTCTCTAGCTCGCGCATCTTTACGATCATCAGCTTGGGTTTTTTCTCTGTCTGCCTGTATGTTTTTCAGTTCTTCAAGATGATCATATTCGAGTTTTTTAAGCTTCACTGCGGCATCAGGATCTGCTTGTATGCGTCTGACTAGATCTGCGGGATCGTCTTTAGATCCGCCAAATAGTGATGCAATCAAAGCGCCTACACCGCCACCTATTGGCCCACCTAATAGACTACCCAGTACCGGCGCGAATCCACTAACGATTTTGATTAGGTCTGGCATGCTCATTGGTACGCTCGACTTAACCAATTGTTAATAAAAAAACTGCTGCCGATCATTCGATAATGACCAGCTAACTCTGATTTAAAAGACGCAAGCAATGAAGCAGGATTAGCTACATTGATTTGAGTAATGGATTGATCACCTAGCACACCGTCTTGAATCAGCGCAAAGCCATTTGCAGCGAGCACGGCGCGCTGTAGCGCTATATGGGCAGGCACTGGCCCCATATTGATACTCATATCAAGCAATTTAGTTGCTATGGATTGATCGAGGATCCGTTCATACTTGAATCTATCCCACCAATGAGTTTTATAAATGATTGAGACAGTTTGCGGAGTTAAAGCTTTGATGTCTTCTGCGGTTGCCGTTGGATCAATAACAGTTCGATAAAACTTGAGGGATATACCCATATTGGTCGGGCCGCCTGAATCATGAGGGTTATCAACAAAACCGCCCTCATTCTTTAGGA